TTGGCCAATCTGCTGCGCCTAATATTCGTTTTCTAGCCGCCAACAGTTCAGTAAACGCTCAAACAATTACTATGACAGCATTGACTGCCAACGATGGCACATTAATGTTTAGTGGTAACTCAGGTAATTTATTCTCAATTTCAAGTGCTGTAGGTATTAATGGTAATGTTTTAACTGTTGTAGGTTCCACAAACATTACAGGCAATTTATATTCAAGCAACGTATACATTACAGGTACAGGTAATGGTATTACCTTTGCTGATGGTACCGTTCAGACAACCGCCGGTTCCTCTGTAGCTAACACCGTATATTTACAAGGTGGTCTTAATACAGCCAACGCTAATACAGTATACTTGCAAGCGGTCAACAATGCTCAGAATGCTAACATTATTTCTGTGCAAACTTTGGCGAACACAGACTATACAACACTAACAGCATCCGCTGGAGTATACGGTAATTCAACATTTGTTCCTGTTGTAACACTAGCTGCTAATGGTCGTATCACATCCATAACCAACACCGCAATCACTGTTGCGCCAACCACAGCGTTCTCCAGAGTTATTATTTCTGGTCAACCAGATGCTATTGCTAATATTGCTAATTCACCATTAACTCTTGTTGCTGGTTCTGGTATGACAATTACCACAGTAGGTACAAGTAACACAATAACATTTGCTACGACTGGTGGGTTCTCTGGTGGTACAATTACAAATCAGTTAATAGTTGCAAACTCAACACCATCAATATCAAATGGTACTGGTGCTTTAATCGTACAAGGTGGTGTTGGTGTTTCTGGTAATGTGTATATTGGTGCTAGCGGCGTTTTAGGTTTTGCTAATGCAGCAAGTATTAGTGTTGTATATCAGGTTTATAATGCAGCTAACAATAGTTTAGATACAATTTTTGGATGATGAATAATGGCTAATTATTATTGGGTTGGTGATAGTGGTACAGGAACCGGAATATTTAATTCAACCAATGGTAATAGATGTTGGGCGGCAAACACCGGTGGCCTTGCCAACTATTATAGTATTAGTTCTGCTGACAACGCATTTATAGATGCCAATTCAGGCATTGGAATTATAACAATTGGATCTAGCGCATTATGTTCAACCTTGACTTTGACAGGATACAAAGGAACATTAGCATTTGGTAGTACAAGTAATGTTTACATTAGTCAAACTGGAGGAGGCGTTTTTGTTGGTGCAAGCACATATACTGTCACGGGCAATAATAATGCAAGGATTATTTTAACTGCTAATACTGGTTCCTCACGAACAATTAGTGCTGGCACTGGTGTAACAGAAGCAAATTCAATAAGTTTTATTGTCACACAAGGTAATAATCAAATCAATTTGACCGGAACTTGTAGAAATTTTACTACTAGTGGAACATTTTCAGGTTCATGGACAAACAGTTTAAGTCTCACAATATATGGTGATGTAACACTTAAACCAGGTATGAGTACTGGTGGTGGCACCTTAGCAAAAGTTTTTGCTGCTACAAGTGGAACACAAACTATAACAACTAATGGAACTATTATTGCTAGTCCATTGACATTTTCTGGAAATGCTACTTATAGATTATTAGATAATTTAAATGCAGGAACCGCCGCAACAAGACCAATTACATTAAACAGCGGTACATTGGACTTAAATGGATTTACATTAACTGTTAATGCTAGTAATTTTGTTACAGGAACAAGTAATACAAAAAATATAACATTTAATGGTGGAACATTATTACTTACTAGTAATAACACAACAACATTTAACAATGCCAATTCAACAGGATTTACCACAACAGCGGGTACAGGAACAGGAACAATCTCATTAACAGCAAACACAGGTTCTAAAACTTTTATTGGTGGAGGATCTGTTTATAATTGTACTATAAATCAAGGTGGTACAGCTAATTTGATTATTTCTGGTAATAACACTTTTAATAATATTACAAACACAGTTCAACCAGCAAATGTATTTTTTGAAGCTGGAACAACAAACACATTTAATAATTTTAATCTTTTAGGAACTGCTGGTAATTTAATTACAGTCAGTTCAAATACCGCTTCTACTCACACTTTATCTAAATCAAGTGGTACTGTGAACGCAGACTATTTATCTATTAGTTATTCAAATGCCACAGGCGGTGCTGCTTGGTACGCAGGCACAAACTCAATCAATCTTGGCAACAATATTGGGTGGAATTTTGCTGCAATTCTTGCTTTATTGGCGGCAGAACGTATAAGAGGTGGTGTTAAAATTACTAAAAATGGAGTTTTAAAAACATCCACCTATTTTGATGAAGTGACTTTAGGTTTAGGAAATGATTCTAGTGGTTATCAAGTTGCCAATACTTTAGACGAAATAACAACGTTAACATATAATGGTATTCCAGTAGCTAGACGAATATCATCCAATGGAGTTTTAAGTGTTTCTGGTTATTTTGATGAAGTCAATTATTAAACATAACTGGAATTTAATTATAAATACATTATAAATCTTAAAAGAAAAAATGGCATTACTAAAAAGTAACACAATCATATATGGAACAGCCAATATACAGGGACAATTAACTGTAGGCGCAGTATCGTCTAATGCATCCATCAATACAGCCACTGGTTCTTTAATAGTTGTTGGTGGTGCTGGTATTTCTGGTAATGTATATGCTGGTAATATTATATCATCATCAACAATTGGTGTTGGTGGTGCTACGCCTTCTACAAGCGGTTCTGGTATTACTTTCCCCGCAACCCAATCAGCATCATCTGACGCAAACACATTGGATGATTACGAGGAAGGGACTTGGACACCTATTGATTCAAGTGGTAGTGGTTTAACATTTACTGGTGTTAGTGCGTACTATACAAAAATAGGTGATATGGTATTTGCTACTTTTGCTTTAACATTTCCCGGTTCATCAGGTTCTGCTCTTAATGTAATTGGTGGATTGCCTTTTACATCTACAACTGGTAACGGTATGAACGCATTTAATGTTTCATACACTTCTTACTCACCCGGATTAATGGCCCCAATAGACGCTAGCGCAACAACTTTTACTTTGTATGACACAACTACTACTAATGCAATAAATAATACTGCGTTGCTTAGTAAAGCGATTCGTGGCACTTGCATTTATAAGGTTGCTTAACTAAGGAAAAATCATGGCACTCACAGAAACAAAAATCATTGACCAAATTACAGTCACCGAAAACGGCATAGTCTTGTATCGGGAAGCAACACGCATCCTAAAAGATGGTGAGCAGATAGCACAAACATTTCATCGTACAAGTCTGACACCAGCACAAGACTTAACAGGTCAACCAGCCAATGTAGTGGCAATATGTAACGCTGCATGGACCGCAGGAGTTATAGCCGCATACCAAGCACAAGTAGCCGCACAACAATTATAAGATGAAATACAATCAACAGCGGCCTTGGTCGCTGTTTTTTCTTTCCATGTAAAGCATAAATATACCGATAATAGGAGGTTATTATGCCGGCTGTAACAAGTAGAGCAACTTTAAAAGATTATTGCCTTAGAAGATTAGGCTTTCCAGTCATCGAAATTAACGTTGACGATGACCAATTAGAAGATAGAATCGATGATGCCATTCAGTATTGGCAAGACTACCATTTTGATGGTCTACAAAAAATATATTATATCAAAAAAACTACTTCTACCGATGTCAATAACAAATACTTAGATTTATCTAATGTACTTGATTCTGCCAATGTACCATTAGACATTGTTGGTGTCACCAGAATATTTCCAGTCCAAGATTCACAGGCAACTATTAATATGTTTGATCTGAGATATCAACTGCGTCTAAACGAACTCTACGACTTTACCTCCGCATCATACGTTAACTATACCTTGACTCAACAGCACCTACGTTCTCTGGAGTTAATGTTCTCTGGAGAGGTTCCTATTCGTTTTAACCGTCACATGAAAAAGTTGTTTATTGATTGGGCTTGGGGAGCATCCGAAGCACCAGCTGGTACTGTGGTAATTGCCGAATGTTATGCCTGTATTGATGCCACAGCATATAGCCGAGTTTGGAATGACCGTTGGGTTAAAGAGTATACCACAGCACTATTCAAAAGAAGTTGGGCTAACAACATTAAGAAATTTAATGGTCTACAGTTGCCAGGTGGAGTAACTTTAAATGGTGATAAAATTTACCAAGAAGCGGTAGATGAAATCGATAAATTAGAACAACAAATGGAAACCCAATACGGAGCACCATTAGAATTCCTAATGAACTAAGATGAAACATAAACACCATATTAGGATAATATAAATGTGCGCCACATCCGTGTATTTTAACAACTACAACTCTAATGCCGAGCAAAGAGTAATAGAGGATATCATCGTGGAATCTATGAAGATTATGGGATTTGATTCCTTTTATCTTCCTAATGATAATGATATTGCTCGTGACTTATTGTATGGTGAAGACCCCGTTAAGAAATTTCAGAGTGCTTTTCCATTAGAGATGTATCTTTCTTCTGACCCATTAGATTACCTAGGTCAACAAGAGTTTTTCTCCAAGTTTGGACTTGAAATCAAAGACGTTGTTAAAGTTATGGTGTCCAGACGTTCATTCCAACAAAGAGTACCACAAAATACTTTCAATCGGCCACGTGAGGGTGATTTAGTTTATATACCTTTCTTAAATGGTACTGGTGAATTGTATGAGATTACATTTACAGAACAAGCCAAAGATATGCATATGTTAGGTAGAAAACAACCTTACTTCTATGAACTTAGATTGGAGAAATTTAAGTACTCACAAGAATTTATCAATACTGGTAATGAAGATATTGACCATGTTGTTAATGATTCTGCTTATCAAATTATATTGAATACAAATGCTGGTAATGCTGGTAATTATCAGACACATGAAATCGTTTATCAATCGGCAGACACCACACAAGCAAACGCCACGGCAGTCGCTTTGGTTCAAACATGGTCTGCGGCAAACAACGAATTGAAAGTCAGTAACATTGCTGGAACATTTACCAATAATGTTGTTATCATTGGCGCTTCAAGTAATGCACAACACACATTGATTACTTATGACCCGTTATTAGACAATGCATTCAATGAAACATACAGTAATAAACTTTTGGAGACCGAAAGTAATACAATTCTCGACCTCTCAGAGACTAATCCTTTTGGTACCATATAATGTCTGATACAACATACAATAGAATTATACGTAAACTCGTTGTTGGATTTGGTAATCTCTTTAAAGATATTACTTTAGTTCGATACAATCCAGACCTATCTGAGGCCGAAAGACTTCTTGTACCTATCGTATATGCAACAAAAGAATTGTATGTAAAACGTTTAGAAGATGATCCAGACTTGAGTAAGAAAATTCAAACAACATTACCAAGAATGTCTTTTGAAATGTCTGGTCTTGCATACGATGCATCAAGGAAACAAAACACCAACTTTAAACAGTTTGCCAAAACAACTGGTGGTGTAGTGGCACAATATAATCCTGTTCCATATAATTTTGATTTCAACCTATACATCTATGTACGTAACATAGAAGATGGTACACAAATCATTGAACATATTCTTCCTTATTTTACACCAGACTATACTATCAAACTGAATTTAATTCCTGAGATGGGAATCACTAGAGAGATACCAATTATTTTAAATTCATCTACATCCGATATTGTCTATGAAGGTGATAGAGATTCCGAAACACGTATGATTATTTGGACTTTGAACTTTACAGTCAAAGGATTTATATTTGGTAAGATAACAGAAACTGGTCTAATCAAAACATCTATTACAAATATTCTAAGTACAATTACACCAGAAGATACTGTTGTGTTTAATATGGCAACACCAGGAATAGGTAAGTATCAAGCTGGTGAAACTGTATATCAAGGTTATTCTGCTGGCCAAGCAACAGCAACAGGTAAAGTTACTGTATGGACAAACAATACATTACATCTAACAAATGTCAGTGGCAATTTTACTGCAGCACTTCCTATTTGGGGTTACATATCAAACGCCAACTATAACTTCACTGGTTATAATGTTGTATCGCAACAACCAGTTAAACTATCTAAGATTATTGTTGTGCCTAATCCAACTACGGCCAACTCCAATGGTCCTTATACATATACAACTACGATAACAGAGTTTCCTAAAATAACAGGATAATCGGTAAGACTATATACTATTATGAATAATTTTGAAAAATCAATTGCAGAAGTTTTTGACGTAACTCCTACAACTCCTATAACTATTGAGACAAAGAAAAAAGAAACTTTGCCGGCAGTTAACAATGAGAAAGAACAAGAGTTACAACAAGACTTAACAGATGCCTATGCACAATCTAAAGAAAACCTACAAGGTATTATTGACCAAGGTAAAGAAGCCATGGGAGAAATCTTAGAGATTGCAAAAGCAGGCCAGCATCCTCGTGCGTTCGAGGTTTATGGTACACTACTTAAAAACATGGTAGATGCCAACAAAGAACTTCTAACTATACAGAAACAAATACGTGAACTAGAAGGTATCAAAAAAGAATCTGCTGGTACCAACATTGACAAAGCCATTTTTATAGGTTCAACATCAGAACTTTCAAAACTTCTAAAGAATAAGAATGGCTAAGTTAAATAAAGAATCCTATCGTGACAACCCCCTACTGAAACGGGTAGGTGTACAGGTTAAATTTACTGAAGAACAGGTAGAAGAATACATCAAGTGTTCTAAAGACCCAATCTACTTTGCAAAATACATTAAGATTATTACACTAGATGATGGTGTTGTACCATTTAAAATGTATGACTTCCAAGAGGAGATGATTAAAACGTTTTATAATAATCGTTTTACAATTATGAAATGTCCTCGTCAGGTTGGTAAAACTACCACAACTGTAGCGTTTCTTCTTTGGACTATTCTATTTCAAGATTCACAATCGATTGCCGTTCTTGCCAACCGTGGTGAGACTGCACGTGGTATTCTAGGTAAACTCCAGTTGGCCTATGAGAATCTTCCAATGTGGTTACAGCAAGGTGTCGTTGAATGGAACAAAGGTCGTGTAGAACTTGAGAATGGTTCTGTTATCATTGCTTCTTCTACATCAGGTTCAGCAGCTCGTTCTGGTTCGTTTAACATTGTATTCTTGGATGAGTTTGCTTTCGTTCCAGGAAACATTGCCACAGAATTCTTTACCTCAGTCTATCCTGTGATTACTGCTGGTACGAAAACAAAGATTATTATTGTATCTACGCCTAATGGTATGAATCTTTTCTATAAGATTTGGACGGATGCAGTCAACAAGAACAATAACTATACACCATTTGAGGTTCATTGGTCTATGGTTCCAGGTCGTGATGAGGCTTGGAAAGAAGAAACAATTCGTAACACATCTGAATACCAGTTCAGACAAGAGTTTGAAACCGAGTTTTTGGGTTCTTCCAACACGTTGATTTCTGGTAAGAAACTACAAGAGTTAGTATATCAGACACCGTTGGCAGAACATGATATGTTGAAGATATACGAATATCCTATCAAAGGCGATGATGAAACGACCAAGGACCACTTATACGCCATCTGGGTTGACGTTTCAGAAGGTCGTAACTTAGACTGTTCAGCCTTCTCAGTTATAGATATTTCTACCACCCCATACAAACAGGTGGCTACGTATAAGAGTTCTTCTATATCACCAATGTTATTTCCAACATTAATATATAATGCGGCACGACAATACAACGATGCCTATATTCTTGTTGAGATTAATATGAATCCTACGGTGGCAGACATTATCCACCAAGACCTTGAGTATGAAAACCTGTTTAAGATATTTACAGGTAATAAGAAACCACAACAACTATCATCTGGATTTGGTCGTGGTGTACAGATGGGTCTCAAAATGTCTGTTGCCGTTAAAAGAATTGGCTGTTCCAACCTAAAAACATTGGTTGAAAATAATAAATTAATTATTAATGACTTTGACACGATTTCAGAGCTAACAACTTTCGTGGCAGATAAGACCTCGTTCAAGGCAGATGACGGACATAATGATGATATGGTGATGGGTCTTGTTATGTTTGCTTGGGCTACAGGTCAGAAGTATTTCAAAGACATTGTGAACCATGATATCCGTAAACAAATCCAGTTAGAAAATATGAATCAGGTAGATGAAGAACTTTTACCTGCTCCAATTATCGAAACTGGACTTGAACGTGATTTCGAAATTATTGATGGTGATATATGGGAAGCAGCCAACGGTTCAGACATTTATTCTGGACTAATTAGAGATGCTATGAAAAATCTCTAAATACGACCTATCATAAATATCTTTATGGTATCTTAATTGCCAATATAACATCATATTCAAGGAGATAATAAAATGGCATTTCAAATCTCTCCAGGCGTAAATTATTCTGAGGTTGACTTAACAACAGTTGTTCCCTCAATTTTAACTACCGCTGGTGCAACTGCAGGACCTTTTATGTGGGGTCCAGTAAACAAAAGAATTCTAGTCGATTCTGAAATCACTTTAACAAATACATTTGGTAAACCAGATTCTAATTCGGCAGTGTCTTTCTTCACGGCTGCTTCTTTCTTAGCGTACGGTAACAATTTACAGGTTGTTAGAACAGCAAATAATACATCTTATAACGCTGACGGTAATACAGCATCCGTATTACAAATACAAAACGAAGATTCTTTCCAAGCATCATATTTGTTTAGTAATAATGCTAACGTGGCTGGGCCATTTATTGCTCGTTATCCAGGTGCTGTAGGTAACTCTTTAACTATTTCCATGGTTGATGCTAACACATATTCAACTACTTGGAATGTTAACTCAGTTGGTATTGCTTCTTACGTGACTGGTGCTCCAGGAACTTCAGCTCAAGCTACTGCAGCTGGTTCAGCAAACGATGAAGTTCATATTGTTGTCATGGATACTGGTGGTTTATTTACCGGTACAAAAAACACAGTATTGGAAGTATTCCCATTCTTGTCAAAAGGTTCCGATTCTAAAGATTCATTAGGCAACTCAAATTATTACAAGAATTATATTTTCAATAATTCTAAGTATATTTACGTAATTGATCCTCCACAGTATAGTACAACATCGGCTACTTGGGGACTACCACTAGCTAATACAACTTTTGCAAGCCTTTCAAGTGTACAGACAGTAACACTAACTGGTGGAACAGACCAGACTGTGACTGACGCAGACAAACAAACAGCTTACGGTTTATTTGCAAATCCGGATGAAGTTGATATTTCATTGATAATGACTGGTGACGCTTCAACTACTGTCCAACAATATGTAATTGATAGTGTGGCACTCATTCGTAAAGATTGTATTGCTTTCGTATCACCACCATCGTCAGCTGTTGTTAATAAATCTGGCCAAGAAACTACATTAATTGCTAGTTGGAATACATCTTTAAACCGTTCAACATCTTATGCTGTTGCTGATTCTGGTTGGAAGTATATGTTTGACAAATACAACAACGTCTATCGTTGGATTCCATTGAACGCCGACATTGCTGGTCTATGTGTATACACAGACTCAGTTCGTGACCCATGGTTCTCACCTGCCGGTTTCAACCGTGGCAATTTGAAGAACGTTGTTAAAGTGGCGTGGAATCCAAACAAGACTCAACGTGATACACTATATTCTTTGGCTATCAATCCAGTCGGAACATTCCCAGGAAACGGCACGGTATTAGCTGGAGATAAAACACTACAATCTAAACCATCTGCATTTGACCGTATTAATGTTCGTAGATTGTTTATTATCCTAGAAAAATCAATTGCGCAAGCTTCAAAGTATTCGTTGTTTGAATTTAACGATGAAACTACAAGAGCGCAGTTTGTTGGTTTGGTAACACCATTCCTCAGAGATATTCAAGGTCGCCGTGGTATCTATGACTTCCGTGTTGTTTGTGATACCACAAATAATACACAACAGGTCATTGATTCTAATCAGTTTGTTGGAGATATCTACATCAAACCTGCTCGTTCAATCAACTTCATTCAGTTGAATTTCGTAGCAGTAAGAACTGGTGTTGACTTCACAACAATCGTTGGACAATTCTAATAAATATACAACGATATAGGAGAAAACAATGGCATTCAACGTAGCAGAATTTAGAGCGAATATGATTGGTGACGGTGCTCGTCCCAATCTATTTCAAGTAACTTTAAACTTCCCAACAATCGCAGCAAATGGTGTAACAGCAGGACAGAAAGCCACATTTTTGGCTAAGTCAGCACAACTACCGGGTTCAACAATTGGTACTGTTCCTCTTTATTATTTTGGACGTGAATTGAAATTTGCAGGTAACAGAACCTTTACTGACTGGACACTACAAATTATTAATGACGAAGATTTCACAATTCGTAGGTCAATTGAATCTTGGATGAACGGAATTAACAGTCATGGTGGTAATCTCCGTGCAGCTGGTGCTAAGGCTCCAACAGGTTATACTGTTGATGCTCAAGTAACACAGTACGGCAAAACTGGTGACCAGTTAAAGACCTATAACTTTGTTGGACTTTACCCATTAGATTTGGCACCAATCGATTTAGATTGGGGTTCAAATGACACTATTGAAGAATATGCAGTAACATTTGCTTATCAATGGTGGGAAACAGACACAACAACTTAATATACTTTATTTTACAGAGAGGGCTTTGGTCCTCTCTATTATGATTTTTTGAATTGGATTAAAAAATATGGCCGCTAATAAATTTTCTCTATTTGGCTTCACGATTGCTAGAAACAAGCAGGAAGATTCTGCTGAAGTCCAGCAGTCTTTTACGCCTCCTGCTAATGAAGATGGCGCATTAACGATTACGTCTGCTGCTTACTATGGTACATATGTTGACCTAGATGGTACGGCAAAGAATGATGTAGAACTAATCTCTCGATATCGTGAAATGTCAATGCAACCAGAAATTGAGTCTGCTATTGATGATATCGTAGGCGAAGCTATTTGCCAAGACGATGACGGTAAAATTATTCAAATTGTTTTAGATAATCTTAAACAGCCAGAAAAAATTAAGAATGCCATCAAGGCTGAGTTTGAAACGGTAATGCGTTTACTCAACTACAAGAATATGGCACAAGATATTTTCCGTAGGTACTATGTAGATGGTAGATTGTACTACCATGTTATCGTAGACCAAACTAAACCTATGGAAGGTATTAAAGAACTCCGTTATGTAGACCCAAGAAAACTACGCAAGATTCGGGAAATGAAAAAGACCAAAGATGAGCGTACTGGTGTAGAGATAATGAAAGTAATCAATGAATACTATTTGTTCAATGATAAAGTCACTACTGGTTCTTCTTCTAATTTCGGTCCCGTTGGTGTTCGAATTACTACCGATTCCATTATTGCTGTTGTTTCCGGTCTTATGGATTCTAGGCGTGCTGTAGTACTCTCGTATATACATAAGGCAATTAAGCCACTCAATCAATTGAGAATGATTGAAGATGCTACAGTTATCTATCGTATATCTAGAGCACCTGAAAGACGTATATTCTATATTGACGTTGGTAACTTACCAAAATTAAAAGCAGAACAATATCTCCGTGATATTATGGTCAAGTATAAGAACAAGTTGGTATATGATGCCAATACAGGTGAAGTAAGAGATGACCGTAAGTTCTTATCTATGATGGAAGACTTTTGGTTACCACGTAGAGAAGGTGGTAAAGGCACAGAAATTACCACACTTCCAGGTGGACAAAACTTAGGTGAGTTGGAAGATGTTAAGTACTTTGAAAAGAAATTATATAAGGCACTCAACGTTCCTGTTTCTCGTTTGAATCCTGAAACATCTGGATTCTCTCTTGGTAGAACAAATGAAATTACCCGTGACGAATTAAAGTTTGCCAAGTTTGTTGACCGTTTACGTAATCGTTTTACAGACCTTTTTGAACAAGCACTTAGAGTTCAATGTGTATTAAAAGGTATCTGTACCAACGAAGAATATGACGATTTTAAAAACTTCATTCACTACGACTTCATTAAAGATAATAACTTTAGTGAACTCAAAGATGCCGAACTGATGACGAACCGTTTACAGTTATTGGCATCTGTTGACCCATACACAGGTCGGTACTTCTCACAATCTTGGATTCAAAGAAATGTTCTACGTTTGAACGATGACGAAATCAGCATAATGCAGAAAGAGATTGACAAAGAGAAAGAAGAAGGACTTGGATTGCCAGTTGGTGTTACTAATGATATAGCACAACAACAAATGTTATCACAAGTGCCTGCACAACCTATGAATCCTGTTGACCAGGATCACCAAGTTAATATGGCAAAACAACAACAAAAGCAAACTAAAGAAGAAACTAGTGGTGCTACATTGTTAAAACTGAAACAAATATTATAAATATCTTGATTGGAGAATAAAATGACAGAATATAATAGACAAATTATCGATTACGCACAAGAAGATAATGGCGTTGAATTTCGCAATGCCTTATATGCTAGCATACACGATAAACTAACAGCACATATTGATGCTAAGAAACAAGAAATTGCTCAAAACTTAATCTCTCCTGAAGTAGAAGATAATAGTGAGCAAGAAGAACAGCAAGATACAGAAGCTGAAAACACTTAATAAATAGGACTTAAAAATGGCAATCGCAAATAGCATACAAACCTTAGTCGATACTAATTCTAGAACCGTTATTAAACGTATTGGTATTATTGATTCAGACGAAAATGAAACGGTCATTATTGAGCCATTGAAGTTGTTTGGTGCATTGAACGCCAACGGCCAATATTATCAAACAGGTAATACTACACCGGCTGGATTGGCCAACTCAGCGTTTACTATTTCTAGAGTTCTTGCTTCTGTAGATGCTGAAGTTGGACACTTACAACTAAAGTGGCAAGGTACAACAACATCACAAACTATCGTTGCAACTGGTGTAGGTATTTTTGATAGTAATCCTCAATACCAGTTTCCATCAATTGGAAACAATGCAATTGGTCCTACAGGTAACGTAACAATTAAAACTGTTGGTACGACAGCCAATGCCGCATATACAATTATTATTGAATTACATAAGAATAATGGTTACTACGACAAAGGTCAGTTGACTGACCCAGCAGCATTTAATTATGGTGCTTACGCTCTGAAGCCGTAATGAAAGATTTTGTTTCTAAACTTCTGGCCAATAAGCTGGTAGAAGCCAGAGAAATATTGGAAGAAAAATTAGATGAGTTAATCGAAGAAAGATTAACCGAAGAAAAGGCTAAGATAGCTTTGGAGATGTTTGACCTTGAAGAAGGTAACATCCAAAAGATGGGAAGAACCAAATTGGTTCGTGTGAGAATTAGAAAAGGTAAGGTACAAAGACGGTCAAAAGTATCTGCCGTTCCAGGTTATACAATGCGTGGCGGAAAAATGATTCGTATGTCATCTGCTGAACGTAGGAATCGTAAGATGGCTGCTAGAAAGAGTAAGTTTAAGAGGCGTGCTAAACTAGGACAAGCACTAAGAAAAAGAAAAATGTCCTTACGTAGAAGAAGTTCAATGGGATTATAAATGAAACTCATTAAAGAAATTACAGAAACGGTAAATTATATTACCGAAGATTCAGACGGTAAGAAAGTTCTTCATATTGAAGGACCATTTCTCGTTGCCGAAAGAAAAAATAAGAACGGTCGTTTGTATGAGTTTAATACACTTAGAAAAGAAGTAGACCGTTATACCGAAAGTTATATCAACAAGCACCGTGCATTCGGTGAGTTGGGACATCCAGATACTCCTTCCATTAATTTGGACCGTGTATCACACATGATTGTATCTTTGAGAGAAGATGGTAATCAATGGATTGGTAAAGCAAAGATTTTAGATACACCGATGGGAGCAATCGCCAGGAGTCTTATTGAAGGCGGTGCTCAGTTAGGTGTGTCTTCAAGAGGCATGGGCTCATTAAAGAACGTTAACGGTGTTAATGTTGTTCAGCCCGATTTCTATCTGGCCACAGCGGCGGATATAGTAGCAGACCCTTCTGCACCTGGTGCTTTTGTACAAGGTATTATGGAAGGCAAAGAATGGATGTTAGTAGATGGTAGATGGACTGAACAAGATTACGAAGAAGCAAAGCAAGAAATTCGCCAAGTTTCACGCAAGGAAATCGAAAAAGTAAGTCTACATATATTCGAAAACTTCCTGAAAAAACTTTAAATATAAATATCCAATATAAATCAAGGAGATTTTTCAAAATGAAAAAATTTAACTTATCCGAAGCCGCTAGTTCAATTCTGATTGGCGAAGGATCTAAAGAAACATTTGACTCAAATATCGCTGCAAAGCGTTCTGGTCAAACAGGTACATCAAAGTTGCCAACATCTGTTGGTTACGGTATGAAAGATGCCGGTAAAATTGGTGCCTCACCAAATTCAACAAAAGATGAATTGCCAGATTACCTAAAAGGTACAACATCTGCTACACCTCCTGGTGCTACACCTCCTGTAGGTTCAGAACCAATGAAGAAGTTGGCAGCACAACCACAGAATGACAAGAATGGTGACCAGCCTGATGTTCAAGGTGGTGAAGATTCTTATGACACCATTCGTGACCGTAAACCTGGTACTAAACCAAAACAAACAATGCAAGCGAACAAAGGTGCTAATTTCCAATCTTATGGCGAAGAAACTGAATCTGATGAAGAAGTGGTTGCCGAAGAAAAAGAAGAAGGCCACGAAGACGCAGCACAAGACAAGGCCATGATTAAAAAAATGTTAAAGAAAGAAAAAATGAAAGAAGACTTAGACGCTCTATTAGGTGGTGAAAACCTCTCCGAAGAATTCGTAACAAAAGCTTCTACCATTTTCGAAGCTGCCGTTATTGCTCGTGCTGAAGAAGTTATTGCTGAAGCCGAAGTTGCTTTGACAGAACAGTTTGAAACTGCTGTTGAAGAAATCAAAGAAGAACTGGCAGCTAAAGTTGATGACTATCTCAACTATATGGTTGAAGAATGGATGAAAGAAAATCAATTGGCTATCGAAAAAGGTCTACGTGCTGAAATCGTAGAAGACTTTATTGTTGGTCTAAAAGGTTTGTTCGAAGAACACTATATCGATATTCCAGAAGACAAAGTAAATGTCGTGGAAGAATTGACCAATAAAGTGGAAGAACTTGAAGGTTCATTAAACGAACAAATCTCCCGTGGTGTCGAGTTAACCAAGGCACTTAACGAACAGAAAAAAATTGAGGCTATCTACACAGCGTGTGAAGGCCTGACTCAAACTCAAGTAGAAAAATTAAAATCACTCGCAGAGGGTGTGGAATTCACTACTGAGGAAGAATTTGTAACTAAGGTAGAAACTTTGAAAGAATCGTATTTCAAAGCAGACGTTAAAGTTGCAGACAATTCAGCTTTGGATGAAGTTCTAGTTGAAGATGAGAAGAAACAAGTATTCTCTGATCCATCAATGGAAATTTATACAAAAGCAATTTCACAAACTCTGGCTAAGTAATTAGTCGATAATACATAAAAAGGATAATTACAATGTATTTGACCGAAGAACTACAAAAAAAATGGGATCCAGTTCTGAATCATCCAGAACTCGAAGCCATTAAAGATCCATACAAGCGCTCAGTTACAGCACTTGTTTTGGAAAATCAACAACAAGCTATGGCTCAAGACCGTATGGCCTTGAACGAAGCAGCTACAGGCGGTTCAACTCCTGCTAACATCACCGGCGCTGGCGTAAGCAATTTTGACCCAATCTTGATTAGCTTGGTTCGCCGTGCTTTGCCAAATCTAATCGCTTATGACGTTGCTGGCGTTCAGCCAATGACTGGTCCTACAGGATTGATTTTCGCAATGCGTGCTCGTTACGCTACACAAACAGGCACAGAAGCTTTCTATAACGAAGCTAATACTGCCTTCTCTGGTTCATTCTCTGAGAACAATCCTTACGGATTCCAAGGTACACGTGCATCTGACGTTTCTGGTCAATTCCAAAACCCAACAGGTAATACAACTACCTCTGGTATTGGTATGCCAACAGCTAACGCTGAGATTTTGGGTACACAAGATAACGGTCCTGCAGCATTCCAACAAATGGCCTTCTCTATCGAGAAAGTTACTGTTACTGCTCAGTCACGTGCTCTGAAGGCCGAGTACTCACTTGAACTCGCTCAAGACTTGAAGGCAATACATGGTTTGGATGCTGAAACAGAATTGTCAAACATTCTGTCAACAGAAATCTTGGCTGAAATCAACCGTGAAGTTATTCGTACTATCTATACTTGTGCCGTTGCAGGTGCTCAGTATGGTACTACTACTGCTGGTTTCTTCGACCTTGACACAGACTCTAACGGCCGTTGGTCAGTTGAGCGTTTCAAAGGTTTGATTTTCCAAATTGAACGTGATGCTAACGTCATTGCAAAACAAACTCGTAGAGGTAAAGGTAACGTTCTGATTGTTTCTTCAGACGTTGCATCTGCTATGGCTATGGCCGGCGTGTTACAATACACTCCTGCTTTGTCTGCTGATCTCCAAGTTGACGATACAGGCAACACATTTGCTGGTATGTTACACGGTCGTATCAAGGTCTATATCGACCCATACTTCGGTGGTTATACATCTAACCAAGAATTGGTGACAATCGGTTATAAGGGTTCTTCTCCTTATGATGCCGGTTTGTTCTACTGTCCATACGTGCCGTTGCAAATGGTTCGTGCTGTTGACCAGTATACATTCCAACCAAAGATTGGTTTCAAGACTCGTTACGGCATGGTTGCAAATCCATTCTCTAACGGTGCTTATGATGCATTTGCAAATGATGGCAAGTTACAAGCTCGTAGAAACGTGTACTATCGTTTGTTCGGTGTCAAAAATTTAATGTGATTTTTGAAGTCCTCGTTAAGAAGGACATTTGGAAAGGGACTTCGGTCCCTTTCTTTTTATAACCAATTACATGGAGTTCTTTAATGGATATTTTTGAATCTTTGAAAACAATGAAATTTGATATAAATGAACATAACCCTTCATTAAGAAAATGGGGTATAGGACTACCACACATGGAAGAAACGAAAAAAAACCTTAGTGAAATACAAAAAGAAAGATGGAAACAAGGCAAATATGATGCAGAAAAACTTAGACTCAGTAGAATAGGTTTTAAGCAACCAGAAAGTCAAAAGAGAACAGTAGCTGAAAAATTATCTGCTGAATGGATTGTAACAAATCCTAAAGGAGAATCTCAGAAAATAAAAAATTTACAAAAATTCTGTAAAGAAAACGGAATAGACCAAGGTAATATGGTTAAAGTCTCTAAAGGTATCATTAAACAAAACAAAGGTTGGACTTGTGTTAAACTTATGACCTAAATAATCATATGACAGCAATTACCAGAATACCACAAAATCCAAATTACTTACAGGCAACCAAATACCTACTCACATTTGATAGGATTGGTTCCACGCAATACTTTTGCCAGTCAGTAAACATACCAGGGGTTAGTATAGGACAGGCCCCAATCAATACTCCTATGTTGGACATATATGCACCAGGTAATAAGATTACATACAACCAATTGAATATAGATTTTGCGGTTGACGAGGCGTTAGATAGCTGGCAACAGATACATAATTGGTTTCGTTCCATCGCATCTCCAGAAGGCTTCGAAGAACGTAAAAGGTTAAGTAATGCTCAGAACCAGTATAAATCAGGAAATGGACCAAAAGGTTATTCTGATGCAACACTTACAGTACTAAACAATTTAAACAACCCTGTGTTACGAGTTAGATTTTTTAATGTCTTTCCAATATCATTATCGGATATTCAATTTGATACCAAAATGAGTGCTGATGATATTGTGTATGGTACTGCCACTTTTGTATTTGATTACCACAATTTTGAACCTATTTAACGTTGGCTTGACACGATAACATTAGTTGTGTTATAATGTATTTTTAATGTTACCTTTTATATTATGGAAAACCTAGAACAAGTATTGAAGAATTGGGAACGTGATACAGTTATTGACCAGACAGAACCTGGAAAAGAACTGATAAAGATTCCCACACTACACAACAAATACCTCGCTATTCTCACTAAGCATAAGATTGCCTCAAAAAAGGCACACTTTGATTATCTACGTATGCGTAAAGTCAAATGGGAATACTATACAGGTAAACTGTCAAGGGAAGAACTGGCTGAGTATGGATGGGAACCCTTCCAGTTCACTTTAAAGTCAGACATAAATACTTATTTGGAAGCCGATGCTGATTTAATCAAGTTATTGGAGAAGAAAGTATATCACGAAGAAACGGTATCTGTTATAGAATCAATTATGAATGAATTGAAACAGAGAACGTGGCAACTCCGTGATTTTATATCATGGGAAAAATTCATTGGTGGACAATAAAGAACACGTAGTAATAACAAAAGTGAATGAAGTATATGTTAAGATAAAATGTGAACGGCATATATCACAAGAACTTTCCCAGTTTTTTGAATTCTATGTTCCTGGTTACCAATTTGTTCCTGCTTATCGTAATCGAATTTGGGATGGAAAGATAAGACTTTTCAATCTTCAAAGTTTTACTTTGTATCGTGGTCTATTAAATTATGTGGAACAGTTTTGTGAAGAAAGAGATTACACATATGAATATGAGAACAATTTAGATACCGAAGACGAATTCTCTTTATACCACGCCAAAAAGTTTATTGAAGAATTAAATATACACGCACGTGGTGAACCTATTGAGGTAAGAGAACATCAGATTGCTGCGTTTGTTCATGCCATGCAAAGACGTAGAGCAATGTTATTATCTCCTACTGCATCTGGTAAATCACTCATTATCTATTTAATTTTCCAACAATTACACAAATATCAAAATCTTAAAGGTCTAGTTATTGTTCCAACAACTTCTTTAGTGGAACAATTGTATTCAGACTTTGCCGATTATAACAATGATTCTGTTGAACATTTGGTGCATAGAATATATCAAGGAAAAGATAAGGTGTCAAGCCGACCGCTTACAATTTCCACATGGCAATCTTTGTACAAGTTGCCTAAAGAATACTTTGAACAGTTCGATTATATTATAGGTGACGAAGCACACCTATTCAAAGCACAATCACTTACTACAATACTTACTTCTTGTGTCAATGCCAAATATCGTATTGGTCTAACAGGTACACTTGATGGTACCAAAACTCATAAGTTGGTGTTAGAAGGTCTTTTTGGTCCTGTTAAGAAAGTAACAACAACAAAAGAACTAATTGATAACAACCAACTATCTAACTTTGAAATTAAATGTCTGGTACTCAAGCACTCAGATGAAGAATGTTTGTATGCCAAAGATAAGACTTACCAAGAAGAAATAGAATACTTGATTTCACATGAAACTAGAAATAAATTCATTAAGAATCTTGCAGTTTCCTTAGGTAAAAATACATTAGTATTATTCCAAATGGTTGACAAACACGGTAGAATACTGTATGATATGATTAGAAACACTGAGAAGATTGGTGATAGAAAAGTATTCTTTGTATATGGTGGTACTGAAACCACGGACAGAGAAAACATTCGTAAAATTATGGAGATTGAGAATGATGCTATTGTCGTGGCTAGTTTTGGGACTTTTTCTACTGGAATTAACATTAGGAATTTGCATAACATTATATTTGCAATGCCGACTAAATCAACAATACGAACTTTGCAGTCGATTGGAAGAGGTTTACGACAAAATGAAGGCAAAGATATGGCAACGCTTTATGACATAGCAGATGATTTGAGATATAAGAAACATATGAATTATACACTCCGGCATTTTGTTGAACGAACAAAGATATATAATGATGAGCAGTTCCCTTTTAAAATATACAAGATAGGATTAAAAAATGCTTGAGTATAAAACACAAATAATTAAACTACAAAATGGTACAGACTTAATAGCCAATGTATCGGCAACTAGTTTTGATCGTATCACATTGGAAGAACCCATGGAATTCCAAATTGATTATCGTAGCAAAGATACGGGTTTAATTATGAATCATTGGTTGCCTGTCCAACTAGTAAAAAGAAACTCTGTGGAAATATTCACTAAAGATGTTCTTTCTATTTTGGATCCAGATGAGGAGTTCTGTGAGTATTATATCAATACGGTATCTAGAATCAAAGGACTCATTAAGGCAAAGAACGAAGTAACTAAAATGTCCGAGGAGGAAATTACTCAAATGATTAATGAATTTGAGGATCTTCCTGGTAATGGAGATACTTTACATTAACACTTTCAAAGCAGGACATACTCGACTGTACACACTTGTCAAGCGAATGTCAATAACATTATGTGGTAAACATGACAACAACGATTAAAAAACAAAAACATTATATTAACAACCCAGACTTTCTTCAAGCTCTTATGGATTATAAGGCAGAACAGAAGAGGTGTAAGACGGATAAACTTCCAGACCCACCTATTCCAAACTACATTGGTGAGTGCTTTATGAAGATTGCCGAAGGTCTATCACATAAGCCAAATTTTATCAACTATACCTATCGTGATGAGATGATGAGTGATGGTATTGAGAATTGTCTAATGTACTTTGATAACTTTGACCCTGCCAAATCAAAGAATCCATTTGCCTACTTCACTCAAATCATTTACTATGCCTTTCTACGTAGAATACAGAAGGAAAAGAAACAACTATATGTGAAGTACAAAGCCACGGAACAAATGGGTATACTTGATGAGTTTGAAATGTTAGAGTTTGAAGACGGTACCACAAGGCAATTTGAACTTTATGAGAATATTTCAGAGTTTATTGAAAACTATGAAGAAGCTAAAAAGGCAAAGAAAGAGGTAAAGAAGCCTAAGGGTATTGAAAAGTTCTTAGGAGAGTGATATAATGTATAGAGTTTATTACATAAAAGATAATGGGTATGGTTTAGATACCAAACATTTTAATACCTTATTAGAAGCAACCACATTTGCTAATGAACAAAAAAATTTAGTAATACAGATACAATACATTAATAAAGATGTTGCAAAAAAAGATAATAGGACATGAAAGTAGCAATTATAACTGACCAACATTTCGGTGCTAGAAATGACTCAACACATTTCTTAGATTATTACGAGAAGTTTTATAAAGAGATATTCTTTCCTACCTTAGAAAAGGAAGAAATTAAAACACTATTAATTCTTGGTGATACCTTTGACCGTAGAAAGTATGTTAACTTCTTTACGTTGAAACGTACCAAAGAAATGTTCTTTAATACTTTGGCAGAAATGAATATTGAAGTTCATATGTTGGCTGGTAACCACGACACATACTTTAAAAATACTAATGATGTTAACTCGGTAGATTTGTTATTGGGTGAATATGAAAACATTAACATCATTGATTCTCCACAGACCATACATTTAAATTATGGTGAGGTGAAACATGATGTGTGTATGATACCATGGATTTGTACCGAAAATTATGAACAGTCTATGGAAGAATTAAAAAATACTCCAGCCACACTTTGTATGGGGCATTTAGAGATTGCTGGATTTTCTATGAATCGTGGTATACCAAATTATGAAGGATATGACCGCAATATATTTAATAAATTTGATAAGGTCTTTTCTGGACATTACCATCACCGTAGTCATTCAGACAATATTTACTATTTGGGTAATCCATATGAATTGACATGGCAAGATTATGATGACCAAAGAGGATTTCACCTATTTGATTTAAGTACACAAGAATTAGAATTCATACCTAATACCAATGTGATGTTTCACAAAGTGTATTATGATGATAAAGAAAATACCATAAGTGAGATTACCAGTAAAGACCTCGGTAAGTTTACCGGTACCTATGTGAAGGTTGTGGTATTGAATAAAACCAATCCCTATCTATTTGACAGGTTTATGGCAAACCTTTATAATGTCAATCCAGTCGATATTACCATTGCTGAAGACATAATAGACTTGACAGAAGGTCTAGATGATGATATAGTTAATCAAGCAGAAGATACTGTATCAATCATTAATAAATTTGTTGATGGTATCAAAGAAGAACATATTGATAATGATAAACTCAAATCGGTTCTGAAAGAACTTTACATTGAGGCATTGAACTTAGAACAGGCATGATTATATTTCAGAAAGTCCGTTGGAAGAATTTTTTAAGTACCGGCAATGTATTTACAGAAATTAATTTACAAAGGTCACCAAACACATTAATCATTGGTAACAATGGTGCGGGTAAATCCACAATTCTGGACGCCTTGTGTTTTGGTCTCTTTGGTAAACCATTTCGTAAAATTAACAAACCACAACTTGTAAATTCAATTAACAGTAAGGAGACTGTAATTGAGATTGAATTTGCTATTGGAAAAAAACAATACAAGGTAATTCGTGGTATTAAACCCAATACTTTTGAAGTATATTGTAATGATAAATTGGTTGACCAGGATGCTAAAGCAAAAGACTATCAAGAACACCTAGAGAAGTTTATTCTCAAATTAAATTATAAGTCTTTCACGCAAGTAGTCATCCTTGGTTCAGCTTCTTTTGTACCATTCATGCAATTGTCTCCTGCCGACCGTAGAGCAATCATTGAAGACCTGTTAGACATTCAAATCTTTTCTTCTATGAATGCCGTGGTAAAAGAGAGAATGACAACTATAAAAGATAATTCTTTAAAGTACAAGTATGAAATGAACCTAACTTCAGAGAAGATTGGTTTCCTGAAACAAAATATTGAAGACCATAAGAACCGTAATGACGAAGAAATAGTTAAAAAGAATGTTGAGATTACCAACAGTCAAAAACAAATTGATAAACTATCTAAAGATATTGTACTGATACAGAAACATATTGATATTCTTCAGAAGAAGATTCAAGACAAAATGTCCATGGAAACTAAGAGTAAGAAACTATTACAATTAGAATCCAAGATTGAAACCAATATCAAAAAGAATGAAAAAGATATTGCCTTTTATGAAGAACATGATAACTGTCCTACTTGTAAACAAACCATTGTTGGTGAGTTTAAAGATACACAAGTGACTGAGAGTAGGACCAAGGTTGATACACAACGTCAAGGACTTAAAGAAATTGCAACTCAGATTTCTCAAACCAATCAACGTATAGAACAGATACAAGATATTATCAGACATATTGGTGGTCATAATAATGAGATTGTAAAACACAACTCTACCATATCTGCTGTTAATGAATATGTTGGTAAGTTACAAAAAGAGATTACTGAATTATCCAATCGTAAAGATAATTTGGAAGAAGAAAACACCAAGCTTTTGGATTTGAAAACACAACTGTTTGAGTTGGTAACCAAACAAGAAGAACTGGCAGTAGAGAAACAATATTATGAATTTGCCAGTTCACTATTAAAAGATACTGGTATTAAAACAAAGATTATTCGTCAGTATTTACCAATTATGAATAAGTTAATTAACAAGTACTTAACTGCTATGGACTTCTTTGTTAACTTTAATATTAATGAGTCCTTTGAAGAAACAATTAAGAGTAGACACCGTGATGAATTCTCTTATGCCAATTTCTC